ATTAAAGACGAGACTAAACGTGTAGTACTGAAGGTAGAGTAATTTCGGACGCGGGTTCAACTCCCGCCAGCTCCACCACTAAACAACATCACAAAAGATCACAAACGGTCAAATTTATTGAAAAATCAATGATTTGACCGTTTTTATTTAGTGTCTTAATACTGCTCAAAAGATCAGTTAATTTCACAAACGATCACATTTTTTAGTAGTAAAAATGGAAGTAAGAACTTACAATGCGCAAAATCTTACTACCATTTTATGAAATTCCTACCATGGCAAAAATCATCAAACAGCTAACCATTGCGCAAGTGAACAACGCCAAAGCCGCAGAAAAGATCTATTATTTATTCGATGGGGAAGGGCTGAAACTTGTCGTCAAGCCCAACGGGGTGAAAACGTGGGTATTTAATTACAAACGCCCCTACACATTAAAACGCACTGAAAAAACCATCGGCACTTATCCCACTGTATCGTTAAAAGATGCCCGCCAAAAAGCGCAAGAATTTCGCCAACTATTAGCCAATAAGATTGACCCGCACGAATTTGAGCAAAAACAAGCCGCAGAAGCATTAAAAGAACAGTGCAGTACATTTGCCCATGTTGCGAATGAATGGCTTTTGTATCGTGCGAAAATCGGCAAAGAACAAGGCAATTACACAGAAAAGACAAGGATTGATACAGAAAGACGTGTCAATTCCGCCATTGATTTAATTGGTGACGTACCTTTCAAAGAATTGACATTAAAACACGGCTTATCCGTGCTTGAACCTTATCGCCAATCAGGTGCAACGGCTGAATTGAAAAAGCGTTATTTAGTTTTAAAGTCAATCGCAGAATATGCCGAACGCTTTGAATATTGGGAAAATAACAAATGGAAATATCTTGGCGATGATCTGCCTGCAGTGAATAAAAACAAACATCACCCGTCAATCCATTACAAATCCTTACCGGAATTTATGATCAGCCTTGCACGGGCCAACATATCCCAAACAGTGCGACTTGCGATTTTGTGGGGATTGCTCAATGCCACAAGGGCGAGTGAAACCGTCAGTGCAAAATATTCTGACATCATCGAACACGAACATTTGCCGAATGGCAAAGTGTGGCAAGTGGAAATTTCAAAAGGTGGGAAAGGGGAGCGATTGCACCTTGTGCCATTAAGCAAACAGGCAGAAACCTTGCTTTCATACATCAAGCAACACGCAAACAAGGAATATTTATTCCCGTCCACTTTGTCAAAGTCGAGAAATGAAAAGCATATCAATAGCCAAACTCCGAATGAAGTGATTAAAACAATGGACGGCGGCAAATACAAAGGCACCATGACAAATCACGGCATACGGTCGTTATTCAGCAGCTATTGCAATGATAATCGCCTAGAACTCGGATTAGATAAAGAAGTCATCGAAATTTGCTTAAGCCATTTGAATTCCGATGAAATACGAAACGCCTATAATCGGGCTGAATATTTGCCTTACCGATTAAAGACGTTTCAAGAATGGGCCAACTATGTTGAAAAATGTGCGAATGGTTTATTCAAAGAAATTATTGCCGACAAGTCTTAATGTATTCGTTCAAGTCGCTTTCCGCAATCTTGCGGGAGCGACCGAATTTATAAGACTTTAACTTGCCGCTAGAAATCCAACGTTTCACCGTTGCTTCTGAACAAATTCCCGTCTGCACGATCTCTTTTATTGAAAAATAGCGTTCCATTATAAAGTTCCCTCCTTCCATAATTCACTTCCATCATCATCAATTAAATATTCTCTATCCATTAACTTATAAAACTTTTCTACCCACCATAACATTGCATAGCTTTCTCGTAAAATAGACTCTCGATCATTTATATCTCGCTGTATTCTTAGAATACATCTAAGAATATGCATAAATTCATCTGTCCGATTGAATTTATATATATGATTTCTGCATAAGTAAAAATATTCATCGCTTGATAGCTTAGTGAACTTATTTTTTTTATTATCTATTTGATTAAATAATTTATTTAATTTTGATTTTATTTCCATAATAGAATAACGACCGCCAAAATCAAAAGAATCAAATAGATCTAGCAAAACAGGCTCAACCATATTGTCAATTTTCTTTCTCATAAACACCACCATAATCAATCCTGCGGAATATCCGCTAATTTCTTCCATTGTGGTTTATCACGATAGAATTCACTTCGACCATCTTTATCTGCCTCAATCCACCAAACAGAACCATCATCACAAAGTCCATATAATATATGCGGATAAGGTCTATCATCGCCTTTTACCGAATGATCATGCGCTACAATTTGAATAATTTTTCTCATAATTCACCTACATTTTCCCCAATCTTTTCCAAAATCCAGTCACTTTCTGACTAAATTTTTTCACAGAAAAGAGTGGGATTTTTTCTTCTTTGATGAAAACGTTGTCGTTTTCGTAACAAACCCACTGAAAGTCATTAATCCGTAACCGTTTATGTTTGATTAATAGATCAATTTGTGAACGATTAATCATAAATCCGACCGGCAAAAGTGCATTTTTTACCTTTTGTTCAATTTCTGAACGGTTACAGTTACTGACACAAGTCCAAGCGTCGCTACGCTCCTTGTTTGTTTCGGTGGTCTCCGTATTGGCATCAGTTGCAACATCTGCCACTATGCTTTTTTTGATAACCCAATTTTTTAATTTTGTTCTTATGCTTGCTAAACTGAAACGATTTTTCACCCCCACAATTTTCTTTCTTGTTTCGCCGTATTGATTAGGCTCGCTTTCTTCATATTCCACGCACAACGGCTGATCTTCACGTTTAGCCATTGCGCCCCCTTGTAAATCTAAATAACTGGCAAAACAAGCCACATCACAAACTGCTTGAGCGTCTGCAATGGTCTTGTCATCAACATCGTCTAACTGCCATTTCTCTAATTTGCGTAATTCACGCCACACAGAAATTGGCGGGTTGCCGTAAAACTGGAATTGACGAATTCCCCAAAGGCTCGCCCACGTACGCACACGTTGCACGTTTTCGTCTAGTTTCAATCCTTCCACTTCGTCTGATGTTTCGTCTTTCTGATTGCCCGCATAAATGTTTTTAGCAATGTATTTCGCAATATAAGAAACGGCAGAACCTTTTGCAGGGTCAATTTCATCTACTCTGCAACGGTGTTTTTTCGCCCCGAATTCATCACCGTCTAACTCTAAGGCTTTTGATTTGAATAAACGGATCACTTCTTCTTTATCTTCCGCGTTCACATACACAAGCAAGTGCCAGTGCGGTGTGGCATCATGGTGTGGTTCAACGCCACGCATACCAAAAAAGCCGATGCCACGTTTAGCAAACAAGGCACGTAACTGCGCCCAATTCTTGCTTAAATAAGCGTGGGTTGTGCGTGGGTCTGCACCTTTCCATTTCTTGTTATTTGTGCCGTTGTTGTGTGTCGCATGGAACGATGAAGGGGCGGTCATAGTAAGGAATAATGACACATAGCCTTTTTCCGTTGCCCATTCGTCCACGCCACGCAAGCGGTTCATCATCTCGTTAAAACGGATGGCAGGATTACCGGAAGATTTTTGCCACATTGCCATCAATTCCACCTGGTCGGATGGATCGTCAATGTTTTCAATAATCATCTGTTTTAAATATTCAAGATTGGCTTTTTGTTGATTGCGGTAATCGCTCAATGCACCTGTTGAAATGTAAGGGCTAACTTTTGCCGATACTTCACCACAACCAATCGCCAAATGCTCGATAAGGCGTTTTTGTGTGCTGCGTAATGTGCGAAACCAGTATTTTTCGCACACCACACGCAACAATTCGCCTTCTTGTTGTTGCACAGAAAGGCGTTTCTCTTCTTCAAGGCGGTGTTGGCTTTTAAGTGGAAAGCCAATGTTCTTGCAAACATCAGCACAAAGGCGGTGCAGATCACTGCTTAAACGTGAAAAATCGACCGCACTTAATAGCCCAACGGCTTTTTGATTGGCACAATCTTCCACAAAATCGCTTTGCAATCCGTTGAAGTGCAAGGCGAGTTTGTAGGCGATTTCTTTTAATTGGCGTTCGCCTAATAGATAAAAATGCAAGCCTTGACTATCCACAGGCTTTTGCATGGCTAAGTTGGCGGAATAGTGTTTGCGTTCAAGCAACCACGAAACAGAAATGCGATATTGCTCAAAAACGGCTTCCAAACGATTTGTCAATACATCACGCAAGGTTGTGTTTGCAATGCGGGCTTGTTTATTGCCTAAGCTAAAACTAATTGACCCATCATCTTTCACACTGCGATAAGCACGCAACCACACATTGCGGAAGTGTTCACGTTGGCGTTTGCGTGGCAAATCGGAAAGCAGTTTTTCAACATAATCAAAATGATTAGGGGCAACCGTAAACAACTCCATTTGTGCGGCTGTTGCTTGTGGCAAGTCTAAAGTGCGGTGAGTTTTAACCGCACTTTCCATTCTTGCCAAACGAGCTTCTTCCATCGCCAAATCACGTTTGGCGATGTTATTGTCTCGTTGTTGCTCCCAGTTCATCATTTTATTTCTATGCTCTTTGTAAGTTGGCTAAATATTCATTGTGTTGATCAAAGTAATCTTTAATGGCTTGATTGGTTGAGTTGATCGCACTTTCCATTTCAGTGAGTGAAAGCACTTCATATTGTGCTAAGGCAAAGTTGCGGACTTCATTCACTGCACCAATAATGGTGTGATGTAATCGCCCAATCACTCTTGCTTTTTGTTTTCGCCAACCGTCACTATCTGCCACGATTTCTAATACTTGAAAGCGGTCGCCAATCTTGGTGATTTGCAATTCCGCACCGCAATCTAAATTGATGTAAATGTCAGTACTCATTTTGTTTTCTCCGTGGATTGGCTTGCCATTGCTCCCAATCGCTGTATTTTTGTAAAAAGATTTGGCGGGCTTTTGTCGCTAAATCACCGTTTTCAATAAATTCGTTAAATGCTTGTTTTGCTTGTTCTTCATCGCCTTTATCTAAGTGATAGATGTAAGCGAATAATTTTTCCTGTGCCTTATCGAGTTTTTGATAATATTCCTTTGCGACAATGCTCAATGCGCCACGGCTCAAAATCACGGTTACCATACTTCCCCCTAATTCAATGCTTTATCAATCAATGTGAATTCGCGTTCGGTAATGCCTTCCGGAAATTTTTTTGAAAGCTCCCGTACTTTGAAACGAAACGCCCTGCCAATTTTGCGTCGTCCGTTTACGGTGAAGTGGTGTAGTTTCTCGCCTGAAAATGTGGTGCTAACTAAATCATTGATGTCGAGTTCTGCCATTGCCAACAGGATTTCTCTTTCGCCTTGTAAAAGGTTGCTGAAAGCGTATTCCACGCGATAGCGACTTTTACCGATCACATGGCGGCAATCGCCCCAACTTTGCACAGGCTCAACCGCAATTTGATTTTCTTTGCAGAATTTTTCCGCCGCACTTTCATTGCCTGAAACGTACATCACACGCCCCCTTGCTTATTTACCTTGAATCCGACTTAACCAACGACCAAACATCCCTTGCTTGTTCCAACTGGCTTTTTCAAGTAGTGCCACTCGGTCGTGAAGGCTTTCATTCAATAGCACTTGTTGTTGGTTTAATCCTGCTTGATGATTAACGTGACGGCTGATGATTTGAATTTGCGCTTCCAACTTTTTCACACGTTTTTCTAACTGATACACATTCACACGTCCTTTGCGTGTTTTCCCGTTGTCGTACACATAGTTTTTACGTGACATTTTTCTTGTTCTCCCTAAATTTTGGTTGCAAAAATCCTGTCGAATGAATTTCTTCAGACGACTGGCTTTAAATTAATGTTTAAAAATTAAGAATTAATTGGTTGGAATTTCGACTTGTCGAGTGTCCGTCTCGTCTAATGGCTTACTGCCTAACATGGCTTGCTGATTGGTTTCAAAGCTTGCTGTTTCAACTTCGACAATCTCACTAATCACTTTAAAACGACACTCACGACAGCCACTGCAATAGCCAAATGTTTGCGTAGTTAGCTTTGATAATCTTTCTGAGGTTCGCACATAGATATTTTCTGAACCGCATTTCGGGCATTTAACATTAACTTTCACTTTCACCACCTTTTGTTATACTGAACTGCCCATCAACCATTAAGGAAAAATTATGAAAGATGAACAAATCAAAGAATTAATTGAAACTAATCAAGTATTGCTTCAGACTGTTCAAGCGCAAACTGAACTTTTAACGTTAACGTATTCATCTCTATTAAACTTGATAATGAATGTGAACAATACGCCTGAAGCTGTCGGGCAATACATTCCTTTTGTTGATGTAATGCTTTCAATCTATGATCAACATCTTGGCGACAATCAATTACACTCGCCAAAACTTGCTCAATTTGTTGAGCAGAATCGACATTTACTTGTTTCCCTGAAACAAGAGCTTTCTGAAACCATTTAGCCTTTGTTTCAACAGAGGAAAAGCGCGACATTAATGCTATATTTTTTTTGTTTAGTTCATGAATGGCTTGTTCAATTAATACATAATCGACAAGCCATTGTTTTACTTCACACATACACACCACCTTATTGTTTAACTATTCCGAATCACTGCCCAATCCACATCAGGGCGTAAATCTTCGGCTCTTACTTTGCCTTCTGTTGCTTTGATAATGGCGGGGATATATTTCACATCCATTTTTCCACCCTTTAGCCACTGATTTACGGTTGGCTGACTAACGCCGCATTTTTTAGCTAATGCTGATTGCCCGCCAGCTTTTTCTATTGCTTTAACTATAAAAACATTCATAAATAATTTCCTATAACTAAGTTTTAGCTATAGATTATAGGTTTAACTATCCATAGTCAATAGCTAAATGAAAATTTATTTTCTATAGCTTTAGTTATAAAATCAAAATATAGGAGAAATTATGGCAACTTTATCTGAACGCTTAACTTCATTAATGTATGAAAAAGGCATATCCCAAGCGGAATTGGCAAGATTAATCGGTATTAAGCAGCCTTCTGTTTTTAAGATTTTGAGTGGCGAAACTAGAAACCCTAAAAAAATCTTAGAAATTGCAACCGCACTTAATGTGGATCCGCATTGGTTAAAAACAGGTGAAGGCGACCCTGATCCGTCTTATCGCATTGTAGAAGTGAGCGAACCGCAAAACCCAAACACAGTGCGGATTGATATTTTGGACGTGGAAGCAAGTGCCGGAAACGGGGCATATTTAAGCCCAACCGAACAAGGCTTGCTTTCACAAGAATTTGATTTAACGTTCTTCCGTCAACAATTCGGACGTGCTGATGCAAAACATTTGAAGTTGATCACAGTGAAAGGGGATAGCATGGCGCCAACCCTTGAAAGCGGTGATTTGCTTTATGTGGATATTTCCGAAAATTACTTTGCCGCCGATGGGCTTTATGTTTTCACCTTTGACGGCCAAACATTCATCAAGCGTTTGCAAAAAGTGGGAAAAGAAATGTTCGTCATTTCCGACAACCCAACCTACAAAGAATGGACATTCACGCAAGATGACGATGTATTTATCCACGGCAGAGTAGTATTCAGCATGCCGATGAAGTGGCGTAAGTGGTGATAAAATGACGGGATTTCTAGCATTTTTAGTTTTTGTAGCAGCGACTTACGGCTTTTATTATATTTTCCTCCTAAAAGCCGAATGGACTCGATTGGCTTCAGCGCCTCCTGCGGTGATTCTTGGTTGGTTGTTCATGGGATTGTTTTATGCCTTCGCCACAACGGAACATTATTTTATTGCATTTGTTGCATTTGTCTTATCAATAGGCGTTTTTGGCAAAGGTGATGAATTGAAAAAGCAGAAAGAAACAAAAACAAGTGATGTTTCATCTTCTGCATCTATTTTATCATTTGAATCTAATTCTTTAGATAGTTCAAATTCAAGATTTCGTACACAAGGTAAAAACATTATTGAGTTTACATATACGAATGCAGACGGTGACACTAAGCATCGAGAAGTGCGAGTGGATTATACCGATGATGTTTATATTGAAGGTTATTGTTATATAGCAGGGGATAATAGAACTTTTCGTCTTGATCGTATAGATGGATTAATTGAACAAAATGGTGAATTTTATACTGTAGATGAGTGGTTAGAACAACGTGGAATTCGAAAAAATCAATATCAATCCAAATTATCTAGCAAATACACATCAAGTCAGCTTGAAATTTGTTTTACCGGCTTTTCAAAAGTAGATCGGGAATATTTAGAAACCCTTGCCGAAATCCACGATTTCAAAGTGCGTAAAACTGTTACCAAAAACCTTAATTTTCTTATTATGGGTGATAATGCAGGACCGACAAAAATCAATTCTGCAATAGATGTTGGTGCGATTTTGCTTGATGAAAATGAATTCAAAACAATGATTGAAACAGGGGAGATACCGCAATGAAAAAACTATTCGCTTTAACATTATGTGCCATGGCTGTTATGGGGTGTGATGACAAATCCACTGAATCATCTCAATCTAACCAACCTAAGCAAACTGAAGTATCCGCTGTTAATACTGAACAAAAGACATCTGAAATAAAAGCAGTCATACCAGAGAAATATATTGATGTCCCATTTACTAAAACTGAAAAAGGGCGAGTAATTTACAAAAATCCACTTGATGCTTTTGAAAACGGTTCAGATTACAACTCCGAAGATAAGACATTAGTGATCAATGCTAAATCTCCATTAAAAGTAACATTAAAAGAAGATACAGGTGCCGCATTATCTGTTGATGATGTAAAACAATTACTGGAACACCGTTTTATTCTTGCGGTATATCAGTTTTTTGCTTATACAAATGAAAATGAGATAGAGATAACCTTGGAGCCAGTAAAAGAAGGGAATAAACCTTACGGCAAAGGATATAAAGCTATAAAGGGGAAAATCACTCGAGAACAAGCATTAAAAACTTTACAAACATTTAGTGGAATGAAAGATTTTGATGATTATGTGAGTTTTGACAAAGATTCTGAATGGGTCATTTTAGGTTTTACTCCTTCTAAAAAAGCACAAAAATTCACTTCGAGTGATTATCAGTCACAAATTTTAAAATCACTTTTAACTGGAAAGATTGAGACACCATATAAAATGGTGCCACAGCCGCTTAATGTGCAAGCAGACTTAATTTACTCAAAATTAATTGAAATTGGTAAGACGCTGGGTGTTTCTTTTGTGAAGGATAACTCTCATGAACTCAATGACGGCAATACCGAACGAACACTTTCCCTTTCCGATATTTCTGCAATCCATTTGACTGTAACTCCAGATAATAAAATTATTAAAGTCACCGCTCAATTTGCTTTTTCAAATAGTCAAGAATATATCTTACAAGCTCTATCTGTTCTTAGCGTATCTGTTCTTGCTACACCTAGTCCTGACAAAACATTCAAAGTTGCAACCAGTATGATTGATAAAATTGGTAAACAAGTAAGTAAGGCAAAAGGCTCGATTAAAGAAGTTCAAGAAGTTGATGGTCATAAAGTTGAAATGAACGTACATAAAAACCTAGGTGGCTTGAGTTTCTTTTCAATTGAAAAACTAGAAAAACAACCGGTAATTTTTGAATAAGGAGTATTCAATGAAAAAACTTCTCTTAATTCTAACCGTACTTTCTTTTGTTTTCCCAACAGCAACTTTTGCCAAAAGTAAAAAAGCAGATGCAGAACAGTTTAGTTGTGCTGACAGTAAATATTGCAAAGAGATGAGTTCTTGCGCTGAAGCTAAATTTCATTTAAACGAATGTGGTGAAAGCCGCCTGGACCGTGACCACGATGGCGTACCTTGTGAGAATGTCTGCCGAAAATAAATATGGATTCAATTAAAACGCTAAATGGCAATATTATTGGGTATAGTTTGCCGAGTAATATTGCCGCTTTACAAAAAAACATCGTTAGCTTGCAAGATCTTTCAGGCAGCGTTAGCCTTAATCTACTCCCACCAATCCCAGAACTGGCCAATATAAAAGAATTGATTGCGTTCCATACTCTTGGCGATGAATTGATCGGTTTTTCTTTACCGCCTGAAATAAAACAGATTCAAGATGTGCTTGTTCAACTTAAGACAGCATTAAACATTGATGATGTTGCATCAGAAGATGCCTTTAATTCTTTGCTTATTAATATAAAAAATCTTGAGCAAATTGAAGATGAACAAACTCGTTCTTTTAAAGAGGCTCTTGATTCCCTGTGGTTGGCAATCTATCAAATATATCAAAATAACCAGAAAGCCATTTCTGTTTTGCTGCCAGTATTGTATTTCATCTTACAATTTGCAGCTGGAAAAGGGCTTGATTATCTATTTGATGCTCACCAACAAGAACAAATAATAGAGATGATTGAGCAACAACAAGAAGAATTAAAAGAACTTAAAGAACAGAATAATGTTATCTTAGATGAAATTAAGTCTTTAAAGTCTCAAGCCAGTGAAGAAAAAGACGACAAGCAACAGCCAAAAGTTACCCCTATGGATGTTATATAATACCCCCACATTTTATTTATGTGCGGGGTGCTTATGACAAATAATGACTTACTTAATCTTTATAATTTAGAAAAGAGCAGTTATGATTCTTATGGAACTTGGCGAACTTCATTGCTATTAGGTTGGGTATTCAATCTTATTATTAATATAAGTTCTCATTTCTACGATTCAAAACATGGTATGGTAATATTTGTGATTTCAAATTTTGTGCTATTTGTAGTCTTTGCAATTTTGACCGTTCAAAGAGAACAGGCGAAAAAGCGAGTATCACAAATTATGAAAATGCTATTAAATAAAAATCCATAATATAAGCCCTCATTTGAGGGCTTTATTTTTTCACCTTCTTCACGTCCACTTCTTCATCTTCCACTTTCAATTCGCATTCAATTTGACTGGTAAAGCCGCCATCTGAAAGATTGTGTGTTACTCTTGTGATCAGCCAATTTGTTGCGTCAATTTCGGCTTTAAAGCCTGAAAGTTCAATCGGCGTTTCAGGCATTAAATCAGGTTCACCAAAGGCGAGATTAAGGCTAAAAGTTGCCACGCCACGTTTTAGCTTATCAAAAGCAGACTTGGCGGCAGTGATGGCTCTAGCTTCTGAAGGATAAGTAACACGAATGCTTTTAATTTTATCACTGTCACTTTCCACAGGGGCTTTTTGTTCAATGGTGTTATATTTTATTTTAGTTAATCGTCTTCCTTTCACTGTGCCATTTTTCAGCGTTCTGCCTTTTGTCATGCGCTGTTTTTTCACAATCTTAGTACTTTTATCTATGATAATTTCGCCACGTTTGCCCGTGGTCGTATCATGCCAATACGCCCGCACGGCTTTGTAGTTTTCACTTTCGGCAATGGAAAAATTGTAGCTGTCGCCATTCTTGCGGGTGATTTTACGCAGTGGAATATCTTTCCCTGTGGCGGTTTTTCCTTTGCCTAATGGCATAAATAGCAACGTGCCATTTTTCACCGTACACATTGCCCCGTGTTCTTCGGCAAGGCGTGTCAGCAAATTAATGTCGCTTTCGTTGGTTTGGTCGATGTGATCGATTAAACGGCTTGCAAACTCTTTCGCCACTTGGCTTTTAAGCTTATTCCCTTGTGCAATTTCGTTGACGATTTCGCCCAATTTCTTCTTATGAAATGATCGCTCTTTCTGTTCGGTGAATGTGCCTTTTAAATCTGCCGCTCTTGCCCGAATGGTGAGCTTATCAGCAGATGATGCGCCGCCCGAAAACTGCACTTCATCGACGGAATATTTCCCCTTATCAATCAGTGGTGCGCCTTTCCAACCAAGTGCAAGGCTGATTGTGGCATTGCGTGGCGGCAAAGCCAGTTTGCCGTCATGATCTGATAATTCTAAGTCGAGCGTGTCCGCTTCCAAGCCGCGATTATCGGTTAAAGACAAGTTGATCAATCTGCTTGATACCACTTGCGTGATGTCTTGCTGTTTGTTGTCTTTCGTGGTGATCACCACTTTAAAAGCGGGTGTGCGGTGATTGTCGTTAAAGTCTAAGCCTAACATTAAAGATTACTCATTAAACTGTCTGCAATGGCAATCAACATCGGATCGTCAGTGCGTTTAAGGTTCATGGTGAAGTCAATGGCACGGGGAGCACCATCGCCAAAAAATTCTGTTCGGGTTTCTTGTACGCTTTCGATTACAAAAAAACCGATAATTTCAAAGGTTGCACCGTCAATTAGTGGGAACGCACCGCCACTGTCTGCCATTAATTCCAACGCTTTAATGGAAAATCTGCCGCCCGTGATTTCAGGGATAAGTCGCCCGCCGATTGTCACGGTTTCGCTTTCCTTACCGGTGAATTGTGTTTTTGGCATTGCCCCGACAATGGCATTGGTTGGATGCCGCCAATTTGATGTGCGGTCTAAACTTTGAAAAGGCACGGTTTTCCGAGTGAACACAAACATGCCCAATGTGGCAAGTGCGAAGTTTTGGAACATTATTTTTCTTCCTTAACTTTGACTGTCATTAATGCCAATAAAACATCAATAAAAATAATCCAACCCCACCCGTCAATGTTGTGATACATCAAAAAAGTGGCGTACCCTGTGACGGCAATAATTGATAAAAAATAGAAAAAGAAGATTAGAATTGATTTCATGTTCTATCCTAAAGAAAAATGCGGTCAAAAATCCCGTGATTTCTGACCGCACTTGATGAATTAGCGAAAGAGAAATGCAATGCCGAAAATCACAAGCAACCAAAAGTTAATGGAAAGAATGAAGATTCCACGCCATACAATATACCGTGGCATATTTAATAAATAATCAATCAGTTTCTGTTTCATTTCGTTCTCTTGCTTTTTCTCGCCATTGCATTAATTCGGAAAATGTCATTTGCTCAAAGGCTTGTGGTGGCCAATGAAAAATCAGTGCAATGTCCGCCATGGCATCTTCTACCGTGGCGGCAATCATTATTCGGTCGCTTCGGTTTCCACTTCCGAGTTCTTCCCTAAAAAACCGACAGCCGCCGCAGCAAGCTCGGTAAAATCCGCCACTTCCATAGTGACAAAGTCGGATTTGTGTAAAACAGGTGTGGTGACACGTACAAGTAACACTTGTAATGCGTCCACATCCATTTGCAACACATCAAACATTTTTAAGCCTTTTAATGCGGGTACCGTTGGTTTATTGACGGTGATTTCCGTGATTTGATTTTCGCCACGAGTAATTGGGTTGGTTAACGTGATGATTTTGGTGTTTTCTGTTTTCATTTTATGTTTCCTTTAAAATCCCTCTTTTTGTAAAGAGGGGAGGGGGATTTAATAAAAGCCCCTTTCGAGGCAAGGTGTGTGTGAATTAAATGCCGATTGCTGCGCGATGTTCTGCTAGGCGATCAACGCCACCGACAATGAAAACGGAATTGATTAAGTCAATTTCCACAAGGTCTTTGCCGTTTTCGATGATTTTGTAGTAGGTTAATGGCACGGTGTAGCTTTGTTCGGTGTCATCGCCTGATTTACTTGTGCCGTTGTCAATCTCTCCAAAACGACCACGCATCACCAGTTCAATTGAAACCACTTCTTCGGTGTCATCTTGTTGATAGGCTCCCGCAAAACGTAATGCTGTGCCGTCAATTTTTCCGCCAAATTCTTTGATAAGTTCGGTCATATAACCGCCCATCTTGAATTGCGCTTCCAAGCCTTCTACGCCTAAATTCACTTTTACTGGGCCAAACATGCCGCCTGCACGGTATTCTTCCAGTTTCATCGCCAATTTAGGTTGGGTGATTTCGGTGACTTGGCCACGGTAAGAATTACCGTCAGCCAAAAAATTCATTAATTTGAGTTTACGAGGTAATGCCATTTTTTACGCTCCTACTTTTGCAATGTTTGCGGCAAATTCCACAAGGTATTCATCGCTGATATATTGGTTAAAGCCAAGTTGTTCTAACGGTGGAACAGGGCAGTATTTATAAGATACAAGCAATTTTGCATCTTTTAAGGTTGCGGCAGTATTGAGGTTGGCATTGATAAATGCTTTGCCACCGATTAAATAACCTTGCGTCACATATTCACGCCATTTTGCGTTGATCGCTTCTACGATTTCTTTTACAAGATTCACGGAGATGTCTTTATCCATCGCCCAGTCAAAGGATTGTGCAATGGTGTCTTTCAACACTTGTGCCGTGCGAGTGTAGTTTTCGTAGATAAATAATTTGTCAGCCGAACGAGTGCGTAATCCCCAGAACTTAAAGCCATTGTGATAGACACAACAAGTAATGCCTTGTTCGTTGAGATAATTCACGTCGGTTGCACTGTCGTTAATATCAAATGAAAGTGGCTTGGTGAAACCTTCCACGCCAGTTAAACCTTTGTTTGAAATTGAGGTGTGCCAGCCGTATTCTTTATCTTGATATGCACGCATTGCGGCAGCGCGAACAACGGCATAATCCACTTCGGTTTGTTTTGTTTTTGGGTTAAACGATAAGAAATCACCGAAAATCAGCATTAATTCACGTTGTGAGAAATTGCGACCGTATGTCACTGCTTCTTCTTTGGTTTTTGCTGAACCGCACGATGCATACACAAAGCCATTCAATTTTTTAGCCACGCTTAAAAGCTCGGTGGTGACGTCTTGGCTGTCATATTTCGGGATACAGAAAATACGTGGTTTGACACCACAAACTGCAGCAGACACGAGGAACGCTTTTAATCCAGTATAATTGCCTTCGTTATCGACTGAACCTATCACATTGGCTTTCATGGTGCTTTCATCTTCGTTTTCTTCCACGCGAATGACGACAACTTTACAATTCACAATGTCCGCAATGCCATCTAGCGCACGAGATAGCGTGCCTTTTTTACCTGCTTTGGCTTGCATTTCGGCGGTGATGCCAGTTAAAAGAGTGGGTTTGTTGAGTGGGAAAACCGATGCATCTGCATCAGGTGCGGTTGCCACTAAACCGATAACTGCAGTGGATGATGTGGTGAGTGTTCTCAAGGCTTCGGAAATTTCCGTTACCTTGACCCCATGGAGATATTCATCAGACATAATTTTAGCCCTATGGTTTCTATTGGTTTGAAAAGATGTGGCTATTTTGTAAGGATTTAAAATCGAGGGATAGCGACTGGCGTTGTGGTATTTAAACTAACAAAGGGCGGTTAGGTAAAGTCGGACGGATAAAAACGGCGGAATTACCCGCCGTTTGTCTATTTTTGAAAGATTGTTGCCAATTGATTCGGGCTAAACCGCCAGCCTTCTTCACTCCCATAGATCGCATTAAAGCACCACTCACTGCAAAAATATTTTGACCGTTTTTGTTTGATGCCAAGCACAATCCCTAGCGCTCCCTACCAGTCTATAATTTTGCGAATCTTTTTGCATAAAATAGGCTTTTATTTTGCATAAACCAAAAAATATTTATGCAAAATGAATCACAACTTTAAAGCAAATAAAAACGCCCTTTAATTACTATTTAAAGGGCGTTTAAATCTTGTTATTAGCCATTCAACTTAAAATAGCTTTGCCTTAATGCTTGATAAGAAACATCATAAATATCTTTGAATTTTGGCATGATTAGCTTATCCATAAGAAGATTTTGTTGTTCATCTGTTAAGTTTAGTTCGGTAAATATTGGGTTGTCGGCGTAAAACTGAGATACAAATGCTACTAATTTTTCGATATACTCATCGCCGTTATCAATTTTGAGCTTGCTCATAGTTACCTCCTCCGCAATCATTTTACGCCTTTTCAATGGCTAAAGCATGCTCAAAATTTATAAACCATGTTATCTTCATACTTGCCTGAATAACTAGCCGAAGTATTGACTACAATGCGCTGTGCGTTGTCAAAAGTCTGCCAATTATCCACTTTGTCCTCGACCATATATTCAATAAACCGCACAAACTCGCTCTTAGTAGAACTAAAGAATACATAAGGCGGTCGTGTGATGTTAATCAAACGTAGAAAGTCGATTAAATCAAAGTAAGTTGCTTGCTTGTAGCTCTCTTGGCGCGTGCATAGATACGGAGGATCTAACACAAATAATGCTTTGGGATTATCAGCAAATTTCGGTAGTAACGTATGGAATGATTCGCGTACAATCTCTACGCCGTTCAAATAGCCATCTGCCTTTAGATAATCAGACTGACGAATACAATGCCAGAAATCATGTTGGAATAAGTCATCAAGCGTTGCTACTTGTTGCCCACTGAACAATAACCAACTCGCTAAGCAATTTAAATCTTTATACCCTTTGAAGTTTTGAATGATTCTGATGCATTCTGCTTTACAATCCTTCGTCATACGTTTATTTTTTTGCATAGCGTTACCAACTACAGAGTAAAGCTCGGCACGCAACTTGTTAATGTCATCAATGTGCGCCAATCGCTCCGCATATCCATCAAAATCATTGTAAATTACGTGTGCTTTGGGTTTAATTACTTTGGCTGCATGGCTTAATAAGCCCGAGCCGCCGAATGTATCAATAATCGTCCAGCCTTCGCCATCACCTTTAATATTCTTATTTAAAACTGTTTCAAAATGTTTAAGAAACATTCGTTTTTGTCCGATAAATGGCAGCGGGGCTTGTTTAAAGGCGTTTTGATTTGCCATAGTTTTTCCTTTCTATGGCGTTCCGATGCTCAAGGCATTCCGACACTCAAATCAAATTAACAGGTAGTATTGACGGTTTTGCAACGTGGGCATTTGATTTCTAAATAACCAACTGTCCCCACTTTCGCCAATAATTTGTTACAAAATGTACAACGGATTGCTTTAATTGACTGCATATATTTCTCCTAATTAAAAGATTTGTTACAATCCGCCCGCCTTGCGCAAGGTAGGCGGCGTATGGCTATATGCAGGCTAGTTCTGCGTAGCTGGTAACAACGAGCATTCCCAGTGCCGTTGTTATCGCCGTCTTTTCTTCATTGAATTAAACGTTGTGCAGGGTAAACACTCCTTTAAATTCTTCTTTTATTGAACATTACGGCAAGTTGATTCGGGCTAAACCGCCAACCATTTTCCCCACCGCAAATCGCATTAAAGCACCATTCGCTACAAAAATATTTTGAGCGTTTTTGTTTGATACCAAGTACGATTCCTAGCGCGCCCCACCAGTCATATTTCTTGCCAGAAGTGCGGTCAAAATAGGCTTTGATTTGTGCTTCGGTTACACCGTCCAGCGGGATTAAATCCCATTTTGTGCTATCGCTCACGTCAATTTGCTTACAACGCACGCCGCCATCTTGTACCGATGATGAGTAGCAGTCATATACTGTCTCATGCTCATAATGATATCCGTTGCCAAACTCAATACGCTCAATAGCAATCTCGCAGTGCGAGTATTTGCCCTTTGTGCAAAATCGAGTAATGCGGTCGGCTATCGCTTTGACTGGCTCTTTGCGCCAGTCGCGTTTGTGTTTGTACATTGCCAAATAAACCTTAGCCATTTTGATATGCCTCCATCAAGTTATCCATTTGCTTGATAATGTCATCATAAGTTGCCTGTATTTGCTCAAGCGTTAAACCCGGTGCTTTGAGCTCATACTTACGCATGCGCTGGTTAGCTAGCTCAACTTGTAGCTTTTCGAGCCCGGCTGCTTGCATTAAAATGAGATTTGTCGCAGTCTTGTTATCCAACCCGGCACGTTGAGCGAAGTCCGTGATATAACGGCTACACTCACCTTCATAACTTGCAGATTTAAAAGCTTCTGCAGCTGTTTGGCGCTCACGATACTCGGACTCAAAACGCGTCCACATGCTGTAAATTGAGGCAGCGTGCTCATCGATGTTGGTGATAAGGTGAGTTTGCGTTTTTATAAAATTATCAGCAATTTTTTCTTCATCTTTTACCCATTCTGTGCCATTCCACTTGCAAGGTGTGGTAAGTGGTGCAAGTGCGGTTAAATTATCAGGCAATTCACTCAGTGCAGTATGTTCTACTTTTTCGCCTGTTTCCTTGCTGTAATAGGTGCCACGATGGTCGGCTTGATATTGCCAATTGTTTTCTGCTCGCATAATGACAAAGCCTTGTTTCGGTTGTGGCGGGGCATCTAAATAACTGCCTGCGGAAAGGCTTCCGCCTTCGCTCACATATTCAGCCGTGGTGTGGCTGTAAATACCTTGGTTGTCAGTGCAATATACGGTGATTTCGCCACTAGTTTCGGCAAAGCCGTCTTGATTAAATGTTACGGTCATGTTGTACTCCTTATGCGGCTAGGCAGATGTAGTGATAGGCGATGTTGCGTGGACGATTTTCATTCGCTGTTGGTACAACGCGGCTTGCGTCAAAGCCAATGTTCATTTCTTTATATACGTAAGAATCGCCAGTATTTATTGAATTTAGATTTGTGCTACGATCTGCCAATGTTGGTCGCCAATCAGTTTCACTGCCTGAAAACGCTCCTCTATTTGCTGTAGTTTTAGATTTCAAAATATTATCTGAACCACCTGTAATATTCCGAATTGCATCCCCCTGTGCCGACAACAACGTCCGCCGCACATCTACCCCACGCCCATTATCCCAGCCACGGATAAATTCACCGCGCATGTCTGGTAGTTGCCCTGATGGGTATTTCAAAGCCAATTTAGGATAATGCGTCTTATCAAACCGCTGTCCGTTCATGGCTAAGCAACCTGTTGGGACGGTAGAGAGCGGATAAGGAATAGGGATACCAATAAATAAATCATGTAAGGCATTAAAATCAGTGGCGTTGGCTTTCTTCCCAATTTCAGCAAGCAACGTCGCTTTTAAGTTTGCATCGCCAGCTAATGCACGTGCCAATTCTTCCAACGTGTCCAATGCTGCTGGGGCAGAGCCCACCAATGCGGCGATTGCGGTTTTCACAAATGCCGTGGTTGCAATTTGGGCGCTGTTCGTGCTAGCTGCTGCGGTTGGTGCGGTGGGAATGCCAGTGAACGCTGGACTGATTTTTGGGGCGTAGCCTGTGCGGTCTCGGTTGATGGTGTCTACTTGACCTTTTAAATATTTGGTTCGATTGGCGAGCTGTTTTGCCTGAGTGTTAATTACGCCAAGCTCTCCGCCTAGCACCTTATCTTGTTTCTCGATGAGATAAATATCTTCTTCCCATTGTAGTTGCTCAGTAATTTTTCCCATTTATACTTCTCCAAAAGTAAAGTTTCCGTCGAAATTGATCTCGCCATTCCATCGATGGCCTGCCCGTGTAAAATTGAATGCAACTAGATGACAGCGAGCAGGGGCATTTTCATTTAAAATTCGCCGCACTTGTTTTGACTCTTCAATAGTAATGGGCTGATGTAGCACAATTTTGTATTCTGCCCAGTGCATTTCTTCATGCTCAAAGGTTTCCGAACCATCAAAATTGAGTTCGCCATTCCATGTTTTAAGTGATTGGTTTTCGATAATATCTACTTCGCCATAACCCACCGATTGCATGACACGGCGAATCGCCGAAATTGTCCCTTTGTGCTTGTGAATGTTAATGCTATTTAAAATGGCTTGTCGTTTGCTTTCCTCGCTCCATTCATCATCCCATTCGTCCACGGAAAGCGACCAAGCAAGCCATGGCAAGAGGTTTATAGGGCAATTTTCAGCACTCCATAAGAGGCGAATGGGCACAGGAATTTCCGAAATGGCTGAAAACGTATTCGATAATTGTTTCTCCAGCTTGCTCGACCCTATGGGCAAGAGATAGCTATTCATCTCGGCCACCTACTTTGAGTTGAATTTGTGAGCAATATGCTGCTTGGTGAGGTTGTACGATTAAATCTGCAAGCGGTTGTGTCAGTTTCACGTTCTGTACGCCTTCTTGGTGCAAGGCTGAATAAATACCTGAAAGCGTAATATCAATGCCAAGCAAGTGTTGCTTATTTGTATAATGGGTGATGGCTTGATTAACATTTGCCATGACAACACTTTCTAGTACTGAGGGATAAAGTGTGAGGGTCGCTCGAATTTCATAAGGTAAAATCACCGCACTTTCGACCAATACCGTATCAGTCAGGGGGCGAATATGCTCGGCATTCAGCTGTTTTTTTACCGCATTAATTAAATCACTGTCGGCTGTTCCTTGCCCCTCCGTAGATAATATGGCCACTTTCACCGTGCCTGCGGTTGGGCTTGTTACATCAACGTCTTTCACTTTTGCAGAGGTAGACAGCGCATGAAATTCATAGCTTGCACGACTACCAGCCGTAGTTAAACCTTCTAATGACATTTGAATACGTGTGCGAAAACGTTCATCATCTTCATATTGGGTGGGAATAGGCGGGTGAGCGTTTAAATCTTCCGCTTGAATGATTAATCGCTTAATGCCGAATAATGCCCCTAATTGATCTAAATCTGAGCCTGTCGCATAGGCAAGCATTACGGCTTTAGCAGATTCATTAATATGCGTTCTGAGTAATAATTCTAAATAAGCATTTTCTTCTAGCAATTTCACTACAGGTTCGCTTTCTAATTGTAATCTAGCCTGCCAATGTTGGCGCATATCATCATTTTCTTGTAATGACAGGAATTTAGCTTTTCGTTGAGCAAGTAACGTTTCATAACTGAGTTCTTGCACAACTTTTGGTACAGGCAAATTGTTCAAGTCAATAATATTGTTCATGATTTATGACCTAATAAAAGATGGTTTTCTTTGATATGTTGCTGATATTGCCCGCGTGCGACATAACTTGCCACAATGCCCCCTTCAACCAATTCTGGTTTAAATTGTGTGATCTGTACGCGTGGTTCCCAGCGATTAATTGCGGTGACGGCACAAGCTGCGAGTTGTAATAACAATGTGTGGCTGATTGGGCGGTCTATTAGCATTGGGATTAAACTGCCATATTCACGCCGCTGAATACGTGAGCCAACAGGGGTTAGCAAAATATCGGCAATGGATTGTTTAATGTGGTCGCTTTCGTTTTTTAATGTTTCGCCAGTGTATCGATTCATTATTCTGGTTTTCCTGTTTTACTTGGTCCACCTTGTACGCCACCGTGTTTATGGTTAATTTGACTGATTCCCCCTGCGGTCATGTCGCCTGTTGATGTTACCTTTCCGTCAATATTCACATCACCTTTGATATTGATAGTGGGGCAGTCAATGTCAATTTGATTAGCGGCAGTAATACTGGCGGTTTTGATGCCTGTCACAACCAATGCGCCACTTGATTGGTTGTAAGTGATTTTGGCGCCGTCAGCAAATTCAATTACGTGTTCATTGGGCGATTGGCTAGGGCTATTTTGTGTATAAAGCCCAACTAATATGCAAGCAGTGGTAAATTCGCCACTAACCGATAACATTACACATTGTTCGCCCACCGTAGGTGGCGACCAGGTTTTGGTTGTACCCGCTCGAAATGTAATAAATGGTAAAAACTCTGTGAGAATGTCACCGCTCTTTACGCGAGCACGTGCGGTGGCGTGATTCACTTCAGCAATCACCCCAAAGCGGATAATGTTGTCTAGTTTTCGTTGTAATTCAGCAGACATAGGCATTCACAGTTAAAGAAAATACCTTATTGTTGGCAATATTGTGTGGCGTGGCGAGTGGGGGAGCGTGTGGAATAGTCGGTAACAAAAAAGGGCTTTCGCCCTTTGATTATGCTCTGTCCCACATAGAACTCCGCGCTCTTGCTTGGCGTTGGTTTTCGATGCGTTGTATTTCTTTTGCTACTTGTTGTGCGATGGCTCGTTCGTCCATGCCTTGTGCAGCATGGATTGTGATGTTTACACTCATTGGCTGACTGGATTGAGTCATTACTGGACGAGTGGATATTGGTGCGCGAGTATCAACTTGCACAGGGGCGGCGGTTGCAACGCTGATCCCTAATCCGCCCGCAATAAGTGCTTGTTTGCCGTAATTAAGGGCGTTGAGTGTATTTATGCCAAGTCGAGATGTGGCTTCTTTGGTCATCACGTATTCGCCACCGTGGACAATGCCCATCGGTTGATATTTGCCGCCATTTCCAGTGTAACCGCCTGAGGAATACATATTCCAATCAGAAAGTGCATCGAGTGTTCTTTTAGTTGTACTTCCTGATTTGATAACCTTATTTGTTTCCTCATTTCTTGATTGTTTAGCTCTTTCAACAATTTTTGCCCCTGCTTGAATACTTGGCATATTATCGATTACCCATTTAATTGGTGCACGAGTATCCACTTGCACAGGGGCGGCAGTTGCAACGCTGATCCCCAATCCGCCCGCAATCAGTGCTTGTTTACCGTAATTAAGGGCATTGAGCGTATTTACACCAAGGCGTGATGTAGCTTCTTTGGTCATCACGTATTCGCCACCGTGGAATATACCTTTTGGTTCAAACTTCCCGCCATTTCCTGCATAGCCACCTGACCATTTGTTAATATTTGGCACGTTGTTTTCTGCATTGTTTGTGACATTTGCAATATTTTGTTTTGTTTGTTCAATTTGTTTTTCTGTATCTTTAGAAAAGCCGAGTTTTTCTTTGATCCAATCCACAGTACTGCTAATGGCTTGTTGTACATTTTTAAAACTTTCAAGTACGCCATCTTTTAGTTTGTTCATCATATTAGAACCGAAGTTTTTTGCTGTATCGGTAATGCCTTCCCATTTTTCACGGAAAAACTCCCCAACTGAATTTGTGATTTCTCCCACTTTGGCACTTAATACGTTCCATTTTTCTGTAACAGAATTAACAATGTTTTGCCAAATCTGCCCCGCTTGTTCACTTAACCAGTTCCAGCCCTCAATGAGTTTTGCTTTCACTTCATCCCAATTTTGCCAAAGATACACTAATGCACCAATAATTAAGGCAATCACAGCTAGAATTGGATTGGCTAACATAGCTTTCCCTATACCCAAAATGGCAGTTATAGCAACTTTCCCAACCCATAAAAACGTTGAACCCAATACTTGGAGCACTGGTGCAACTAAAGACAAGGTGAAAAGCAAAGGTGCGAGAGCCATCAATGCCACACCAGCTATGGCGGTAAACTTAACTATTGTAGCGATTGCACCTTTGTTTTGGGATGCAAATTGAGCCAACCATTTGGCTGCCTCAAATACGGTTTTACCAAAATCCCACAAGCCTTGAATTACTTCATTGATAACCGTACCAATATCTTTCGCCCATTTTTTTAACTCACCATTCTGTTCAAGTTCATCAAATTTCTTTAAAAGAAATTGCAGTTTATCTTTAATCCAATCAAATGCGCCATTCTCCATGATTTTCATTTGGAAACTTGCCCATACGTCATCAAGTTTTGCCCAAATACCTAAAAGCGTTTTTGATTGTTTTTCCATTGCGCCAGAATATTTTTCATTCCAAATACGTTTGAGCGTTTCTTCAATTTGTTTTCGGTTGTTTTTATCGACACGTGCAGATTGTTGTTTGCCATTTTTATCCGTATAAGTATATTCGATAAATTTTGTTCCTTTTATTGCACTACCTTTAATCCCAAATTCTTTCAAACGTTCATTTTCACCTGTTACGGCATCAGCAATTGCCTCTACAGCTTGCATAACGGGTTTTCCCATTGCAGAAGCTGTATCGCCTAATGTTTGCAGTAATCCGTTTGTAGGATCCATGCCGTAAGCGCGCAAACGCACAAAGGCTTCCATTGCTTCATCAAGGTTGGCTGGAGTATCTACAGCAAATTTTTTCACCCAATCAAAACTTTTCTTGGCTTTTTCTGAACTGCCTTCTGTTACCTCTAAAACAGACTGAAATTGCTCAAATTTACCAGCAACTTGCGCCATTCCTACAACACCTCGACCCATTGATATGATTGGTTGCATTATTTGTTGTCCGCCAATAGATGCTTGTACCCCTACGCCTGCAATGTTTCGTCCAGTATTTAATGCAGATGATATTGGAGCTTTAATACGAGCAAATCTTGCTTGTGCTCGTTCAACTAAAGCAAGTATACGCTGATGTTTTGCTAATTTATTATTTGCTTTTTCAATATCTGCCGATAGTTGTTTTTCACTTTGCGCAAAGTGCTTGGTGCTAAATCCCGCTTTGTGTAGTTGTTCTTGTATTTTTTTTAGTTGTTCTACATGGGGTTTATATTCTTTATTAATCTTGTTAATTGTTTCTTTCTCGCCATCAAGGGCTTTTGTTGTGCTCTTTACGGCTTGTTCAGTAGCTTTGCGTTCTGACTTTAACTTTTTAATCTGTTCGTTTGAATCTTTTATTGCCTTCTTTTGTGTTTCAATTTGTCGGGCAATACTAGAACGTGCATCATTAAAGCTTTTAAACCCCATGCCTTTGGCAAGAGGAATAGACATATTGTTATAAACCGATTTTAAGCGTATGACTTCTTCTTTGTGTTTATTGAGTTGTTGTGTCGCATTGCCTAGTTTCCCTGTAATGCTGTTAAATTTAGCCGTATTTGAATCCACGGCACTTTGTAATTGTTTGCTGTTTGCTTTTGCAGTATCTAGTGCTTTGGCATAGCTATTCGTTTCGTTACGCAGAGCTTTAAATTTTTCAGCTAAATTTTTAGTTTTATCCAATCCGCTTAATGCTTTTTGAGCATGTTTCACTTTTTCAGCTAATGCTTCCGCTCTGCCTGCTATCGCCTTAATTGGTGCGGTTGCTTTATCTACTGAATTTAGGATAATTTGAATTTGTAAATTATTCATTTTTTCGCCTTATTTTTATTGACAAATAAACGTATGATTGCTAATAATCAAGAAAAGAGAATAAGGAGCGGATATGAAAAACAAAAGAACATCTCGCACGTTGATCATGCTAAACATTGCTATGTGGAGCCTTGTTATTATTTCCACCTGTTTACATTATCAATTTAATCCTTTTTCATTTATCTGGTTTGATGTTATCGCACCAGTTGGTCATTTTTTTGCAGTCGTTTTTTCTGCTTTATCTAGTTTTACTGTATCAATGTATGAACTTTTTAAACCGGAAACATTTTGGGGGTGGGTATGGTTTGTAGTGTTTGTCGTGCCAATCATTTGTTTGCCTCTTTATGTGGTTTTATTGGTATTATTTGCTGGTAAACTTTCACACCATGACACGGTGGTTCCACCTTCTTATTTAAAGTAATTAGCTTTTGCTAATTTGTTCTATCACCAATTCATTCAGCATTGATAAATCCTGTTCTGAAATGCCCAATAGTTCCCGTTGGGCGTATCTCACTTTAAAATCCTTTTCTTTTGATGGTCGTGCCGTTAAACCGTATTGATGCACTGCAGCAATGGCGGCACTTGAGCTATTAAACCCCACTGAAACTTCGTTACCATTTGACCGCACTTTTAAATGTCTTGCGGTGCGAAGTTTGGCAAACATGGCTTTGCGTTTGATTCGTCCTTTCTTTTTTCCAAATTCTTTACGTGGTTTTCTTGGTTCAAAGGCAGAACCATCGGGATTTTGTTGGCGTGCAATTCGGTTTGATTGGCTTTTTCGCAAGGCTTGCCCGATTTTTCGCCCAAGCTGTCTGCGCGCCTGTGGAGAAAGATTGGCAATAAGTGCGGTCAATTTTGCCTGAACTTCTTCTACTGTTGCCATTAGACGATATCACCCTCAAAAATTAATGAATCCCAGTTTTCCAAATAGACTTTTACTCGGGTTGGTTCGTCCCATACGGGTTCTTTTGCGTAATGGATCTGAACGTTATTCCCGTCTTTTTTCGACACGACACGTTCAGTGAGTTGGATTTCGAAGCTAATATCTGCGGTGTTGTTATTGTTGTAATCCACCTGGAATTTAAATGCATTCTCTCGAATTTGTGGATTTTCTAATATTTCAGGTTGATTTGTGCGGAGATAAGCCATCATTGGTACAATCAAGGTGGCAATATCGCCTGCATAATCAGTTACCACGACATTGAGTGTGTAACGATATTCAAAACTAAATGATGCTGCACCCGTTGCGACGATTTGCCCACCGTCCACATAAAGTTGTAGATGGTCGGGATTTTTTACAAAATCGGGATGGCTTTGTTCAAGGATTTTGCGCAGTTGGTTGGGCTTTTTCATTTTGCGTATCTCTGCAAATTAATGGACGGTTATCTTTATCCACTGCCACAGTCAAATGTCCATTGTCTGTCATCAAATAACCGACTTGATGAATGCAAACTTCTGTAATTCTTCCATCAGGATAATTTGAATATCTGCCAAATGCGCTATTTCTAAATGGCACTGTGTAAGTGTTAGCTAAACAAGGTAACGAAGCCACAATGGCTAAATAAAGAATTGTTCTTCTCATTTTCTGAAATTCCGTTGTTGCATTTCGAATCTTTGTTGGCAAGTCACGCAACGTGTTACGCCCTGAATCATTTGTCTGCGCTTTTCGGGGATAGGAGCATCGCAATCTTCACAATAAAGGCGACTTACCGCCTGGAAAGTGCGGTGTTTTTTGAGGGCGATTTCACGTTGCATTTCTTCAAGCTGTTGTGCTCGGTCGAATTGATCTGTCATGGCTGTTCCTTTTTATTAAATTCATCAATGCATTTCTTTAATGCTTGATTTTCAACAATGCATACACTTAGCTTTTGTTGGCTTTGTAGATAAGCATTAGCCAAATCGCCGTTTGTTTTAATTGTTGCGGCAAATGGCGTACATTCTGCAACTTGTGGGCATAGAATTGGCTGTTTAATGATTTTCGTGGCTGTTGAACACGCCGCTAACATCATCAGGGATAAAAGTGTCAGCCCAATCTTGGTGTTTTTTAAGTGCATTTTTTAAATCCTGTGTTTGCTTGGTTTGAGAGATTTTTAATTGATTCACGGCTTCCGTGAGTGCTTTTTGTTGCTCGTTGAATTTATTCACGCTTTCATTTAAAGCAACGTAAGACGCTTCCCATTGTTGTTTTAATTGTTCTTCTTTGGCGGCTTCGGCTCGCCAGTGGTTAGCTTGCCACCCTTGAAACAGGATAATTGCCACAAGCATGAGCGGGCCAACCAATAAAATGTATTTTTCTTTTTTCGTTAAGAACCCAAACATAATGCCGTCTCCTTTTGTCGTCTTTCAATTAAGCCTTTCAGTGGTTTGCCGTTTGCGTAAATCCATCGTTCAAATTGACTGCACATTCCTTTGCTGTATCCTTTCCGTGCCATTTTAAAAAGGGTGCTATTTTTTAATCGACCACATCCAACATTGAATGTGATTGATGTCAACGCATCAAATCCCCCTTGTGGCATAGCTTGACCGTTTGCATAGGTATTCACGCACTTTTCGGCTTGCTTAATGCCTTTCGTGTATAATTCGGCTACTTCTTGCAAGGTGTAAATTTTATTTCGATTAATTCTTTCTACTGCATCCGTTGTGCCAATCCCAACAGTTAAAACATCAGCGGGGCATTGATAGGGTTTTTGCATGCAACCTTCTGCATTGCCAATCAACAACAAGCCTTTTTCTGATGTGCGAATTTCATTTCCGTGCGTGGCGATAACAAGCCCAACAACAGCCGTGACGGCACAGACGTATTTTGCTGATCGTTTAATCATGGTGATGGCTCCGTTGATTTAATTCTTTTTCTTTTAATTCAAAATCTTTTTTCTTGTAATACCAATTCACAAGAAAGGTGGCGACACCAATCACAATACCTGTAACCGATGCGACATCAGCCCAATTTACATTTGAGAACATATCGGCAATGCGTCCAATTAAGAAGGCGAATATTCCTGATGTGTAAGACGCTCTTGATGGTGTGTCGTGCATATCAGCTCCAAAGTTGAATTGTGTCATTTGCTACACTGATTTTTTCTGTATCTGCATCTGGCAATATGACAGGGGTGCCAATGGGAATAATGGGCTTATCCATTAAATGCGGATTGAGTTTGCAGGTTATTTCGAGTAAGCCTTCACTTCGTCCAAAATGGCGATAAAGAATGGCATCTAAATTGTCATTTTGTTGTGCGTAAATTTGCATTAGATTAACTCCGCATCGACGCGTTTTCGGCCCAATATGTCGCTAATCGCAAAGCGAGCATCACGGCGTAATTCATCAATGCTGTCTTTGAGTTGTGCCATTTTCTTTTCGCCATCATTGGTGCTGTCATAGCTTGCATAGCGTTCATAAAGGTTTGCTAGTGCCAAGCAACTTACTGCACGTTTATAACGATAAATCAGCACGCTTTCGCCATTGATTGATGAGGCAGTGATCTGTTCTAAACTGTCGCGTTTGCTTTGTGTTTTAAATGTGGAGAGTTCTGCATTGACACTTGCCATGCCCTCAATCAAGGCATCTTGTAAACGTTGTGTGGTAATGGTGCCGTCTGCACGGTATTGATTACGAAATTGAGCAAGTGACATATCGGGGAAGAAACCGTCATTACTGATAATGTCATCTAACGTATCGTAATCATTTAACTGTTGCTGCACTTCGCCCATTTCATAATCGGGGGCGAGTTTGACTGATATTGCGCCGTTGCTCATTGATTTACCCTTATAAAAAAAGTCGGGTGAGGATTAAATTAAGCACGGCCAATAAATCCGTCAGAATTTGACCGCACTTTTAATCCGCCCGACGGCTGCGTGGTTTGCTCTTTACCAAAACCGATTATTCATCGGCTTTGTTTAATTGCTTACGTAATTTTTTAATATCGCCTTTCACGCCAATTTTTTGATCTAAACCCAAAGCACGTTCTAAATATGCCAGTGCTTGTTCAGGGTTCTTTTCAACCAATAACAAACCCAATTCACGCAATAATCGCGCACGGCTTTCATCGGGCATATCGCAATCAGCGGTGATCCGTTGGACTTGCTCTAAGTAAGCCACTTCAAACGGTTTATTGGCAGCTTGTGCGGCTTTGGCTTGGTCGGCAAATTCTTCTGCTAACAAGGTGCCAAGTGTTCGGGTGAATGGCTCTGGCAAGCGTAAATCATGAAATACGGCATAATCGGCAATCTGTAAGGCGAGATGATATTCGCCACAGTCAATCGCCCACACGCACCATGTCATCAAGACATTATCTTGTTTACCACTTCCGACCGATAACGCCCCTTCAATCCATGGTAGATAGTCAGGCAAAATTTGCTTTTTAAATGCGCCTTTGCGTTCCGTTGATTGGATGTTTTTCAAATCCTTTCGATGTCTCGCAAGAATACGGCACATTTTTTCATATTCCGTAAAGTCGCTTAGATCTTCGGTTTCTGCCGCATGAGCCACTGCAGCGGAGACGGTGCGAAGATGGATTTGTGCGGGTGAAAGACGTTCAGCCATTATTCTTTATCTTCGAACGTGATGTTTTCGATTAATGCCGCGCAACCGTATTCTTCGACTTTGTAGTCGATGTTTTGCGACAAGTAATCTTCTACGCGGTTGCGTTTCGGATTGTTCTTAATGAAACGGCGCATTGAGCCTTCCTGAATGTAGATGGATAAATTATCCAATCGGGTGATCAGGATTGAGTTTTTCGGGAAGAAAGGGACGCGAATCGCTTTTAATCCGCCGATTTGTTTTTGTGAGATGATCACTTGGCTTGCGAGGTCATCCGTCGGTTTTAAATCCGTGTTAACGATGTTGAAGTATTTATCGTTTAAGATTTCACGACCGCAGATAACCACCAATTCGGTGTCATCGGCGTAAACTTCATCAATTAAGGTGTTGACGGCATCAAGCACTAAGGCATCAATGTTTTCATAGCCGTGGTTTTTGGCTTGACCTTTACCCACTTTGATTTTATTCTCAGTATTTGCACCGTTCATTACATGTGTTGGCATATCGTCACGTAATTGTTGTAGCCAACCTTTTTTCACGTCTTCGAGTTTCGGATTTGAAGACAAATCGGAGTTTTCACTGCGACTTGTGCCGTTTAGCCCCATCATAATAAGGTTTAAGGCGATGGTTTTTTGCGTTAAATTTGCCAGTTTTTTCTGGAAGTCAGGGTGTTTCGCCCATTGGTCGAGTTTTGCCCATGGAATATGCGTGTCGAAATTGACTTGTTCGCATTTATATTTGCGACCAGTCATTTTGGAAATATCTTTGGTTTCGCGCTCTTTGGTATTGGTGTCAGTGGTGCTTGCAATCGCGGAAGCCACTTCAAGACCGACCAATTCCGCTTCCATTAATGGATCACGAACGACATTAATCCATTGTAAGAAGTTCGAACTTAACATTACTTTTTCAATCAGTTTTTGCTCTACGCTTGGGGTGACGGAAAATGTTTCTGCCACATCATTACTTGTTACACCGTTTAATTCGGCGACACGGGCCACATAGGCATTAAATTTCTGTTTAGTTTCGTTTCGCATGGTTGTTCCTTTAGCAATCGGTTAAAAATTCGGATTTACCTTCACCGGCAACGATTGGACGTTTGCCGAAGTCGGCGGACGGTGTTTTTTCAAGCGTGGTGAATTTGGCTTGAATGCTTTCATTGGTGGCTTTCACTTCCGTTAATTCGGTTTTCTGTTTTGCTAAATCGGCAGAAAGTGCGGTTAATTTTTCCAAGGTTTCTTTGGTTTGCTCGGCTAAAAGCTCAATGGCTTGTGTTTGGTCGGTAAAGCGTTCATCGTCTGATTTTTCTTTTTTCGCAAACAAGCCTTTGATTTTTTCAAAGATGCTTTGTGTTTCTTCCACAAATTCCAATTCAGTTTCAATAGCGGCAGTGAAGAGGTTATCGGCTTTTTCTTTGCGGTTGTTGAGAGGATTTGCGCTTGCACCGGCAGAAAATACCAACATTTCTGTGCCAAGACTTGCAGGATTGTCCGTTACAGCCAAACCGACTAAATAGGCTTCACCTGTGTCAGCAAAATTTGGATCGCACTCAATAGAGGTGTAGATTTTCTGACGGTCTTTATTGAGTTTGATTAAATCGTCCGTTGGGTCGATTTGAGCCAGTAATTGCAATTTACCTTCAGCATTTTCTTCCGTTTTTAAACCAATCACATCACCATAGCATTTTGAGTGCGGATCATCGTTCCACATATAACGCCATTTAATGTGTTCAAGATTAACGCGTGCACCGTATTTTTTCGGGTCATAATTTGCCGCCATTTGTTTAATCCAAGTGCGATTGATTGTGCGACCGTCTGTAGTTGCCCCTTCCGTTGCGACTACAAACCATTTTGAAGTTTTTGCCATTGCTTATCCTTTGTTTGGTTTGATTCAAAGATTGCCATTATTCTGAAAGGTTTAATTTTGGTGGTCTATGAGTTGCTTTTGTTGTATGCCGATTCACAGAGCAAGCGGAAAGACTAACATTCGCCCCCTTTCTATTATGCGGTTGTAAATAGAAAGGATAAGGAATGGACGAACAAGTTATTAATCAATCTTTCCCAGAAGTGACGGCGGAAATCAAACGTAAAGCACAGCAGATGTATTTCAGTGGTTATAAAATTGCTGAAATTTCACGCCAGTTAAATATTCCTGCCTCAACAATTGCCAGTTGGAAAGACAGAGAAAAATGGGACGATATTGCGCCTGTTGGTCGGGTGGAATTAGCCCTTGAGATAAGGTTGAATTTGCTGATTGCGAAAGACGAAAAGAGCGGTTCAGATTACAAAGAAATTGATTTGCTTGGTCGCCAAATGGAACGCATGGCGAGAGTGAAAAAATATTCTTTCGGCGATGGCAATGAAGTGGATTTAAATCCAAAACTTGCTAATCGAAACAAAGGCGAACGAAAGAAAGCAGAACAAAATGCCATTGATCAGGAACAAGAAGAATTACTTATTAATGGCTTTCTTGATGGGATGTTTAATTATCAGCGTGTTTGGCATAAAGCAAAAGAAAACCGCATCAGAAATATTTTAAAAAGCCGACAAATCGGGGCAACTCACTATTTCGCCCATGAAGCGTTTATTGATGCGCTGACGACGGGCCATAACCAAATTTTTCTTTCTGCTAGTAAAAAGCAGGCGTTGCAGTTCCGTTCTTACATTGTGAACTATGCCAAGCAAACAGCGGACGTGGATTTAAAAGGCGAAACCATCAAACTGCCAAATGGGGCAGAATTGATTTTCCTTGGTACTAACTCCGCTACGGCTCAATCCTACCACGGCAATTTATATTTCGATGAAGTGTTTTGGGTGCCTAAATTTGATGTGATGCGTAAAGTGGCATCAGGTATGGCGGCTCAAAAAATGTATCGCCAAACCTATTTTTCAACGCCGACCACAATTGCACACCCTGCTTATGCGTTCTTTTCGGGCAAGGCGTTTAATAAAAATCGGGCCAAATCTGACAAAGTTGAAATTGATATTTCGCACGAGAATTTAAAAAGCGGAAAACTTTGTGCCGACCGACAATGGAAACAGATTGTGAGTATTTATGATGCGATTGAAGGCGGGTGCAACCTATTCAATATTGACGACCTAATTGCAGAAAACAGCAAAGAAGAATTTGAACAGTTGTTTTTGTGTCAATTTGCCGATGATAACAGTTCGGCATTTAAATTTGCTGACTTGCAACTTTGCCAAGTGGACAGCTTGGAAGAATGGCACGATTACAAGCCATTTTACCAACGTCCATTTGGTAATCGTGAAGTGTGGTTAGGTTATGACCCCGCCTTTACTGGCGACCGTGCAGCGTTGGCGATTATTGCCCCGCCTAAAGTGGAAGGCGGGGATTATCGTGTTTTGCATTGGCAAACATTTCACGGCATGGATTATGAAGCACAAGCGAGCAGAATTAAAAGTTTCTGCGATGATTACAATGTCACCCGGATTGTGATTGATAAAACGGGGATGGGTTCTGGCGTATTCCAAGAAGTCAAAAAATTTTACCCAATGGCAATCGGTCTTGATTACAACGCCGATTTAAAAAATGAGATGGTATTAAAAACGCAAAACTTAATTCAGAAACGCCGCCTTAAATTTGATGGTAACGAAATCATCACCAGTTTTATGACAGTAAAAAAACGTATTACCGGAACAGGGAAGATTACTTATGTTTCTGACCGTTCAGAAGATGCAAGCCACGGTGACTTATCATGGGCAATTATGAACTGCATTTTAAATGTGCCTTATGGTTTAGGCGGCGATGTATCAAGCAACAAATCAACAATATTTACCTTTGAGTAGGATAATCCAATGAGCAAAAAATCAAAAAAATCAACCGCACTTTCTACTGGAAATCAAGCACAGGCGTTTAGCTTTGGTGAACCTGTTCCCGTGCTTGACCGTGCGGAAGTATTAAATTATTTCGAAAGCGTGTTGATGTATGAGAAATATTACAACCCGCCGATTAATTTAAGTTATCTTGCCAAAGCCTTAAATGCCTCAGCCCATCACAACAGTGCGATCACCGTGAAGAAAAACATTTTACTTTCAACGTGCAAAACAACCGCACTTTTACCCAGAACACAACTTGAAAAACTGGTTCAGGATTATTTGGTATTTGGCAATGCGTTCATTGAAGTCGTGAAAAATGCATTCGGTGATGTGATTGCACTTAGATCGCCTTTAGCAAAATATATGCGTGTTGGTGTTGATGAAGGTCAATTCTTCCAAATCGTGACTGGCTATGAAGAATATGAATTTAAAAAAGGTTCCGTGATGCAACTTATCAATCCTGACATTAACCAAGAGATTTACGGCGTGCCAGAATATTTGGCCGCACTTCAATCGGCTTTTTTGAATGAAAGTGCAACATTATTTCGCCGCAAATACTATTTGAATGGCGCGCATGCGGGTTCGATTATTTACATGACCGACCCAACACAGAACCAAGACGATATTGAAGCAATTAAAACGCAAATCAGACATACCAAAGGGACTGGCAACTTTAAAAATTTATTTGTGTATATTCCGAATGGGAAGAAAGATGGGATGCAAGTTATTCCATTGTCTGATGCTATCGCCAAAGATGATTTCCTAAACATTAAGAACGCAAGCCGTGATGATGTGTTAGCTGCGCACCGTGTGCCACCGCAACTAATGGGCATTGTGCCTAACAATACTGGGGGCTTTGGTGACGTTGAAAAGGCAACGCGAGTGTTTTTTATTAATGAGATAATCCCATTGCAAGAACGATTGAAAGAGATTAATAGTTGGGTAGGGGAGGAAGTGATCACATTCTCCGATTACAAATTGCTAAATTAGATCCTTTAAAAAATAAACAGCCCGCAGAAATGCGGGTTTTTTATTGCTCAAACAGCGGCTTTTGTCTTGTATAGTATTAATACCGCCCCATTTTATTATATCAAATCAATCAACAAAACAAACGTTAAAGCCCTGTTTTAACCCGATTTTTCGCCCAAATGCACGCACGAAAAATCGCAGTCAAACCCTCGCCACGCCCGCACAGTAAATGTGTGTCTTTCAACGCAAATTTAGATCCTTTACAAAGCCTTTTCAGATCTAACGCCTTTCAGATCCTTTTAATCAGATCTTTCAACGCAAAATAACGCAAGTAAATGCAAATTTTGATGATATAATCGTTGTCCCTAAAAGGCAAAAGATCATCTGAATTGGCGTCTTGTTTTTTATGGTAGTAAGCTGGGTAGTAAGACAAATTGACCTGAAAAATATCTTTATTAAAAACAATTGGATATATAGATAGATCAGTTTTCGCCAGCTCCACCACAAAATAAACCTATCAAGTCCTATGAAAGACTTTAAAGCCTTGAAAATAATGACTTCAAGGCTTTT